TGAACTGATGGTAGTCCTAAACCTGTTTGTTGTGCTTGAGTTACAGCCATTTGCTCTCCTGCTGATATAGGAGCTACTTCAAATGCAGGTAGTCCTAAAGGATCTTTAACAACTTTAGCAGCCTGATCAATTAGACCTAAACGTCTTGCTTCTATCTCAGGAGCTTCTCTAATAGTTTGTACGTTTGTAGTGTTAGCTGGTGTTGAACCGCCTCCACCTCCTCCACCTGATGACATTAGTGTAACCCTCCAATAAATTTATCCATTTGTACATGAGTAAAATTATAACCTAAAGGCTTTAACATTCTACTCCAACCTGGTCTTCCATAAATTTCTATTTTTTTACAACCACAATTCTTAAAAGCCCAGTCCTCAAAGTCTTTTATCTTATCTACCCATAAAGGTAAATCATGACCTGTAGCTATTCTAACAAGACCTATGTTATAATTTTTTTGTTTTACAATCTCTGTTATACAAACACCATGAACATCATCTTTGTTATCAACGATAACCCATAATTGTTCTAAACCATTAATACAATTTTCTTTGACATCAAAATGGTTTCTAAAGTTTTGATTTCTATCTAAAGCTGATTGCACATGCTTCTTAACCAAAGGCCATATTTTTTCTATTTCATTTGATTTAAATTGTATCAACTCCATTATCTAGCCTCCGCTAGTTTTTCCAACTCAGCCATTTGTTTGTAAAAAAATTGAGCTCCTAACTTTCTTTGTTCTTTTTTAGATTTACCCCCCATTGCTTTACCAGCTCCTAATACTGACTTTGCCTTCGTAACGAACTCGCCATCAGCTAGCTGTGCAAGCATTGTATCTTTGTTACCAGAACCTTTTCCTGTCTCATCAGTCACCATTTTTCCTGACGTTCTTTTATAATTTTTTTCATTATTTTCATCTCTTTTTAATTTAGATGGTAACACATCAACTAAATCACCTTTGTTAAATTGATTTGTTGTAGGTTCATTAGATGCTCTTGATCTAAACGTATCCATTAATTCTTGCACTTGTGCCGGTGCATCTTCAGCTTCAGGTATTCTTACATCAGTTTCATCTAATAAAGATCCTATGCCTTTTCGATCACGTGGTTGATCTTCAGGTGCTACTCGTTCTGCCATTCTCTGTAATAAATCTTTTGCACGTTGTACGTCAGCGACAGTCACTCTATCTTTGTCACTTTGCATCACTGCAACCTCAACTGCTGTTTTATCTGGGTCAGTTTCGAACCTTTGCATAAGTTCAACTGCATTAGCCCTTGACATATCAGATGATATTTTATTAGACATTGGTATTGCCGTTATAGATTCTTCTATAGTAACTGTATCAGGTCTTCTACGCATCATACCACTCATAGCTTTTGTAGGTGTTTTATCTCTAGCAAAACTTTCATCAAATCTTTCTTTCAAATAACCAACGATTCCTGGTCCGTCAGCCATCGACTGTTGTTGCATGTCGAACTGTAACATCTCATCGTCAGGACTCATCATAACCTCACCACCTTCTTGCATACCAGAATAAGGTGACCCTTCTGGATATTTGCTGTAATCTATTTCTTTACCACTGAACGGTTGGAACATCTCAGGGTCAGCTGCATAAAATCTATTGTAGCCAGGATATTTAGGATCAGGTGCTGGTTTAGGATCAAATAATCCTGCAGCATAAGCAGCTCCTCCTAGACCCGCTGCTCCAAGTCCAACTCTAAATTTTGATATGCCTCCAGTAACTGGATCTCTAAAAGGTTTTTCAATTGCAGAGAAACCTTTTTCTAGTCTTGTGCCAATAGATGGTTTTGGTTGTTTAAAAAACATAGACGGATCTCCGCCTCCTGGAACACCTGATGTTCCAGCTACACGAGCTGCATCTTGTGCTGAAGAAAAACTTGATATTCCTTGTTGACTACCAGATATACCTTGTTGACTACCAGGCGGACTCATACCTCCTAGTGCTGCAGCAATTGCAGTATCTCTTACTGTTGATTTGAGAAGATCGGATCCTCGTTTACCTTGTAATGCGTTGACACCTCCTGATATCAGCGCGGCCATCATTAATGGATGCATATATTTAAGCTCCTGTTATAAATACGTATATTATTGCAATTTACTCAATTTTACCACATTCGTCAATAAACCTTCCTCTGAAAGGATAGTTTCCATGGTGTGCTATCTCACTATCAACTAAGGCATAAATACGTCCCCCTATGTCTCTAAATCGCTTACAGAAGGCAAAATCCTCCCCTATTATCTGTCCTGTTTCTTTGATAAACTCTGTGTCCCAAAAATTATAAGAATGCTTTGAATCTCTTTCCGATTCATTATGGTAGTGTTGTTGTCTAACTTTAAGTTCAGGATAATGTTCAATCATTTTAAGTATAGCTTCACGCTTTATTAGCATACAACCAGCAGGTCCTTTTTCTATTTCTATTAAACCATGTTCTTCTACAAAATCATTAGGGTTAAGTATTTTCATAGGATATGTAAATCCACCCTTATTAACTGGTATGTTATAATCTTTATACATACCAAGTGCTTTCTTCCAATCAAACATCTTCATTGGATAGGGTATAAGTGTTACTTGTTTGTCTAAATCAATCATTCTAAATATATCTTGCTCGTTAAACTGTATATCAGTGTCAACAAACAACATGTGAGTGCAATCAGAATGTAAGAACGCTGCGGTGCATGCGTTTCTCCCAAATGTAACTAATGATCCTTTATGTAAATGTAATGTAATATGCACTTTTCTCTTATGACACTCAGCTTGTAACAAGAATACAGAACGCATGTAGTGTATATCAACCTGACCCATAGTTGGAGATGTAAGATATAATTTAATCGGCTTTTTCGAATTCATCCATATACCTTCCTATGTACTGGTGTTCGCCGACATGCATTATGTATTTATCGGTCAGTGCATATATTTTACCACCTATATCAGTCCATAGTTTACAAAACCCATAATCCTCACCCATATAAGTTTGTGTATTCTCATCATGCACAGTATCAAAGAAGTTATAATAATTAGGCACCTCTTGATATTCACCGTTAATAACAGAGTTTTGTATTATTTTTTTGTTAGGATAATTTTGTACTAATTTGTCAAATACAATTCTTTTTATTAATAAACATCCTGCAGGTGCGTGTGTTATCTCTGCAACACCATTATTAACTTTAAAATTTGTTGAGTCTTTTATTCTAACTGGATATGTACAAGCTCCTGTTTCTAAGTCCTCAACATTTTTAATTTTTCCTTTTTGCATTCTTTCATGTAGCTTTGCCCACTGTATACTTTTTAATGGATATGGAATGCATATTACCTCTTTGTCAGCTTCAATCATTTTATAAACAGCATCTGGACCTATGTTAATATCAGAGTCTAAGAACAAAAGATAATCTGCCTCTGTATCTAAAAAAGATGCAACAGTTAAATTTCTACCTTGTGTAACTAATGATGACTTGTGCATAAGAAAACTTACATTGTCACCAATTTTTAACATGTGCTTTTGCAGTTCTAATAAACATTGAGCATAGTGTATGGATACTTCTGAGTGAACAGGTGTGCCAACACATAAATTAATTGACTTCTTTTGATTTTCTTCTCGTAACCATATAGGCTTAGAGGGATCGTCTATTTTAACCTCTTTAATTGTTTGATATGTACCATCATTCGACCATATCTTACTTGACATTAGTTACTCCTCTTAAAAAATTAGACCAGGTGTCTGCTTGTTTTTTCCAACTATAAAATCGTTTGTAAAAGTCTTGTTGCATATCTAAATTGTTTTGTATTACTTCTAGATGTAATGTGTCTGCTGCAATGTCTATTGCAGTTGCAAATGATTTAGCTAACAGTTTGTAATCCTCTAAATACTGAACATAGATAGGAAATTCTGAGCAAGTTTCATATAATGCGCCATAATTTGTTACAATTGAATATAAACCAGCAGACATGCATTCAATCGCTGATATACAAGATGTTTCTTCCCAAATACTTGGGTAGGCAAAGATATGATAATTCTGTAAATTCTCTAAAATAAATTTATTGGGTCTATAACCAATATAATTTACATTGGGTAATTCAGATGCTTGTTTGTATAGGGGCACCCATTTATCATCATTTGCTTCTTTAAAAGCATCTCCATACACTTGTGTTGAACTATATACATCTAATTTAATATTTTTATTTTTTACCATTTGCATTGCAGCTAACAATACATTCAATCCTCTCCATGGTGTTGGTTGGAATATCATTCTAATAGGATCGCCTTTTTTATATGGTTTTCTTTTAGGAAAAGATGTGCTTCCATTTTTAATAACCATACATTTTTCTGTTGGTAAGCTAAAAAGCATTCTGTATTTTTCAAACGTCCAATGAGAGTTAAATACATACCAATCATATTTGTGATGATTGTTTTTATCCTTAAACCAAGGATATATATTAGGTTGATCGTATGAATTCTTTTGCCAAAGTATGTTAGGCTTATTAGGATGTAAGGGTATTTTTTCTGGTACGGAGGTAGTTATTTGTACTTTGTTTAATAGATCATTATCAACATGATCATATAAAAATTTAAGTTGTAGTTCTGTACCACCAGCAGCTTGCATTAGTCGTTTTTACCAAATACCTCCAAAGAAGCAACTGTTATTTCTAAATCTTGTCTAAAATCATCTTCAGTTGTTTCTGTATTTGGATCTGCAACATCAGCATTAAATGCTTCTTTGTCAGCGTATACTTGACCTGTTCTTTTGTTTTTTACTATTTCTTTTGCTTTTGCAGGTATTATTTTCATGGTCTTCTCCCTTGACGATTGTATGGTTTATAACTTCTTTTTTCAGATTTGGAAAGAGATTTTTTATGTCGTCGTGGACGTTTACGAGGTTTTGGTCTTGGTACAAAGTTTACAAATTTTTGTCTAGCCATTTTCCTGTGATCTATCCAATAATGCGTAACTTATTGCACCTTGAATTTTGTTACTACCAGTTGATGCTTGTACAGTAATTGCATCACCAGCTTCTAAATTAATACCTTCTGGTGTAGCATTGACCTGTGTTTTAGCCGCTACATCATCTCTAAAAAATTCATATTCAGCACTTGAGTCAGATGAATCTACTAAATTCATTTGAACTAAAATAGCTGATGATGCATCATTGTTTGCGCAATACACAGCTTTCACTATAATTGTTGCATTAGCAGGACAAGTTAAAACTGTTGCTTTATTTACATCAGCTTGTTTGTAACCTTGATTTTTATATTGTATTGTCATGACATAAAGTAATTAAACGCATCCTGTTCATTTTTCAAGTCTTGTTGATAGGTTGTGTTTAATTGATTTTCTACTGTAGCTATTGCTTGGTTTATTTGTCTAAACCCTTCTTCTGTATATTCTTTAGGTGGTTCAGGTACATAAACATTTATCTTAGCCATTTTTTCTGCCTCGTCTTATAGACTCTTTGCCTCTTCTAAAAATAGAAGCAACTTGAGACTTACCCATGACTTTAGCTCTTTGCTCACCAACAGTCAATATTTGTATTTTCCTTGCAAACGGTTTAGATACCTTCTTAACCTTAGCAACGGTCTTACGAGCATCATTAGGAGTCGCAAACTTAATTCCAACAGTATCTTTAGGATTCTCATCTGTATATAATCTCCTACCCGAACCTTTTGGTTTTTTACCTGTACCTACTTTAGGATCTTTTCTTTTCATTATCTTCTACCATCTTCATACACATCTGCTCTAAAAGTTCCATATCTCCAACTTTCATTTGTAGATGTATTTTCTATTTTTAAATTTGCTAATCTTCCTCTAACTCTTGTATCTACTTTAGATGTTGTGCTTGATACATCAAATTGTGTTGTCGTTGTATTAGTAGAAACAGGAAAATCTTTTGTGCCTAATGTTATTTTTGCATTACCCTGAATATTTTTAAAATCTGGCAAAAATCTACTTACTCTTAGTAAAAAAGTTCCATCACCGTCTGTAGGTAAATCAAAATCTCCTGATTGTACAAACGCTGCTATTGCTGTAGCATTTTTGTTTAAATCAATTTTATTAATACCAACCTCTTGTGCAAAATAAGTTGTTGCTCCAAAAGTATTAGTTGCACCCTGAAGGGTAGGAAATGTTGGAGTTCCTGTAGAACTATATTCAGTAGCATAAGGCACAGGATATGTTGATGCATCAGCGTAAGTGCTTCTAGCAAGTGTCATAGGAGCCCATGTGTTCTCCACGTAATTATAAACTGCTGTTCGGTCATTTTGTGTAGATGGTCCAGATGCCGTAGTACCAGCAGGGTAGAACCAAATAATTTCATTAAACAAAGAATTATGTGATGCAAAGACTATTTCATTGGATGAATAATTAACACCAACGTTATTACCTGTTGTGGTAAAAACAAAGTCTTCAATTAACGAAGGTAACAGTTTGACCGTACCATCAAATACAAAAAAGCCACCTGACTGACCCATCCAAAAAACTTTACCATCTGCATAAGCTGCAGCGTGTTGACCAATGCATCCACAATTAGAACCAACTTGTCTAATAGAAAAAGTAAATGGTGGGCCTACAAACTGCATAAGATAAGCTGCGGTGTCAGTTAATATTAAGTTATAATCTTTACCTGATATAGCCGTAACAATCTTGTTTCCTGTATCTAATCTAAAAGTACCTGCAGTGTTTGTAGATGTAGGTGTGTATGTGGTAAAATCCTCTTGGTCACTAAATCTTATAAACATTGGATCCTGTGAAGATCCTGAGCCAATTGTAGTCTCTGTCCCTAAGTGCACCACGTGTCTATCTCTATCTGAAACTATTGTCATTCTCGAAGCTGTAGGAGCACCAGTCATAATAGTTGCTCTGTTTTCTAATGGGTTAGCTGCACCAGCGTCCCAAGTAAATGTTTTACCATTTTTAATTGTAGCAATAAGTTGTTGCCCGAAGTTGTCAAGCGACCATGAGCCAGGGTCAAGTATTACGTTTGTAGATGTTGACGCTTCTCCCCACTTACCCGCAGACCAAGTATCTGTACCCCAACCATAACCATATGTTTGTTCTACAGGTCCAATCTCAACGTAAGGATTTATAGTTGCTCCACCCGCTGCGGACATACCTGTGCCTGTTTCTGTTATAGGCATAACTATTTGAAAACTGTTTGTTGCTAAACTTGTTGATTGAACTTCAAAAATATTGTTTGTAAAATCTGTTGTGTTAAATCTAGTGACTGTAGATTCTCTTACAGCTGTTGCCGTATCATGTGCAATAGCAGTTGTGCCTCCTGTACCCCTTGTGCATCCTGTTAAATCGTTAGTAGACTTTCCTGAGTAAGTTATTATTTCATCATTAATTCTTACAGAACCTGATGTAGAAAAACTTGATGCATCTGCCAAAGTTATTGTTGTAGCTGTAGCAGTTATTGCACCATTAAGAGTTGAGGTAGCCCCTGGCACTGTTACTGATGACAACGTAATATAATCTCCAGCTTGTAATGTATGAGATGTTTTATTTACAGTTACGTTTGCAGAATTATTTGTAGATGTAAATGTAGCACCAGTAATTGCTGTGTCTAAAGGAGTAATATCATAAAACGCACCCTCGTAATAAATATATAAAGCTTTCGATGAACCTAAAGCTGCATACTTTTCTCCAGCTATACTTGTCCAAGTGTGTTGAGCTCTAGCTGGACCTGAGATCGTAGCTCCACCTAATGCTTCAAACCCACCAATTTTTTCAGGTTGACCATATCTAAATCGTACAAAATCACTATCGATCCATTGTCCCTCAGCTCCTGATGGTGTATCTGATTTATTAATTCCTGGTACTATTCTGACAGTTGTTAACGCCACAGATTACTCCTACGTTAATGTTTCACCTGTTACAACAAAAGTGTTTGATGCAGTACAAATAAGAGTTGCAACACCTCTTGTCCCTAAAGTTCTATCTGCATTTGATCCATCCTTTGCAAAGAACATTGTTACACCAGATCTATTTATTGCAATTGTTGAAGCAGTATTATTAAAAATTTTTATTTGCTGTCCTGCAGAAAATACACCTGAGGGCACTGTAATTGTGTTTGATGCAATAATTAATTTTCCATGATCAGCAGCGACAAGACTGTATGTTGAACCCTGAGAATTTGCGGGTAGGAGTCTTATCTCTCCTTTGGAATCAGATACCGTACCAGCAGATGTGCTTATATTATTTGTTGCTGCAACAGTTGAGCCAAAAATAGCAGCACCGCTCGTTCTAATTGTATTACAAGTCGTTGCTGCAGTTACAGTAATGTTACTTACATTGATGGTTCCGTCAGAGCTATTTCCTTGATCTAGAACAGTGTCTAATGTGTTATTAGCAAGTTGTATACCTGATATTAAATTTAGATTGGTGCCATCAGAATAACAAAAATGACTCTTACCTTGTGTTAAGGTAAAACCAGTTCCTGATGAGGTTTTGAAAGTTAAAGTATTTCCTGAGTGAGTTGTACCATCTACCACCACATAGAATTTTTCTACTGAGTCAGGTATTGTAACAACTCTAGTTCCTGCAAGAGTCCCTGTAAATTTAAGAACCATGTTTCTTGCATTAGATATTGTACCATCACTCATATCTAAATCTATATTAGACGATGCAACATTAATCTCTTGGTAACCTGCAATTGCTTGTTGAACAAGATTTAAGTTTGTATTAGTTTTTGTTCCCCATGTACCAGCGTTTTCACCGGTTGCCATAAGTTCAAATTTCAAATCTGCTGAAAATGTCGATGCCATAATTTATTATAACTCCTTTAAGCTGCTATATCAACCTCCGTCCAAGTGTTAGTTACACCTGGATCTACGTTACTCCATGAGATAATTAGTGGTGATCCTACTGCACTTGTTAATGATTGACCTGTTACATCTACTGGTGTTTCTAAGAAAACAGTCGGTGTTCCTATTGCAGATGTTAGTGACGATCCTGTTACAGAAACATCTATGTCAATACTTGCAACCGAATTACCAAGATTTATAGTCATAGGTATTCCAGTTAGAGATACCGTAGCATTAGCTGTAGTAGAAACAGAACCTATACCTGTTGATAATTGTTGACCTGTAGCGATAACATCTGGGTCCGTCTGCGCTTGTCCAACAGCTGTTGTTAATACATTACCTGTAACTGAAACATTACCTGTTCCCGTAATAGATAAAGATCCTGTTGCTGATGTTAATGAAACGCCTGTTACAGCTGCAATCGTATTAGGTGTCCCTAGTGACGATATCGAATCTTGTGCTATAGCTGTTATTCCTAAACCCATAAAACTCCTATAAGCGAACTAGGACGGTGGTATGTGGTGTAAGTCCTAGCCCGCTAGTGTGTTATAACACGATTTTGTTATCTTTTAAACCATGATGGAAGACCTAAATGTGGACGTTTGTCGAACATATTATCCTTAGCTCCTGGTGTTTTACGATTATTATAATGTAAAAAAACCTGTACGCATTCTTTTCCTTTGAATTTTTCTCTCCAATGTTCCAATTCACATCCAGAATAAACTAACATATCTCCTGGTTTAAGATCTATTCTAACGCCCTTTTTTCCTACCTCTCCAGATGGCTCAAGATATATTGGCCAATCATCACCACCAAGATTCATAGTCGTAGATATTTCACAACTGAATCTATCTTTGTGTCTTTTCAACTCATCACCTTTTTTATATATTCTTGCGTATGTATAGGCAGGATATAATTTCAATCCTGTTGCTTTTTCCATATCAGGTTGACATTTAAGTAATAAAGTTTCCATAGCCATATTTGCATATTGAGAATATGTGTTTGGTATCTGTTCGTTCTCACCTTCATAATATCCAATTATATTTTCAAAGGGTGAAAAGTATCTGGCTTGTTTACAAGTATCATAAACTTGTTTTTGCATTAAAAAATAATTTGCAATAAAAGCTGCTAGGTCTTTTGATATTGCTTGACGAATAACTGTATATTTATTTTTTTTAAAACTCATAATTTATATTTAAAGTAATTCTATAATTTTCATCAGTACAGGTCGTGCTAGAGTGTTCTAAAGAACCATTAAATATTATAGCTTTATTTTCTTTAGAATCTATTTTTTTATTTTTAAATAAAGTTTGACCATTGTTTGTATTAAAATAAAACAAAATAACATTGTGTTTATCTGTTCTATCTGTATGAAAACCGTGAATAATTTGTTTATGTGTTTTAGGATATAGATTTAATTTTGATCTTAATAATTTTTTAATTTTTAATTTATTAATAAACGGTACTATAATGTCTTTGTAAAAAGGACTTTTTATTTCTATGTTGTCATAAAAAATATGACTAAAATAAATATTGTTTTCATTTCTTAAAACTCCGTGTTGTAAAAACCAATTAAAATTAGGATGTGTAACTATATATTTCATTTTATTAAAATCATCTTTTTTAAAAAAATTACTTTTTACTTTAAACATCTTTTGCCATTTCTTTTGGCACAGCTTGTATATTCCAATGTATAAATCTAAATGGTTCTATACCGTGGTCTACTGCATATTCGTGTTCCAAGAACCCTGGAAATATAATCAATGTGCCTGGTGTAGGTTTAAAATGAATTAACTCTGTACCTCCCCATACACCTTTTATATTTGGTTTCATTTTTAATTTAGTTGCACGTGCTCCTGTTCTCGGTTCGTGAAAGATGGGGTATGATGTTTTATCACTGCACTTTAAAAAATAAAAACCTGATACGTGTTGATTCCAATGTATGTGTGCAGAGTGATGACCACCACCTTTTTTAGCAAACTCTTGTACCCATAACTCACTAAACATAGTTGTGTATTGTGACATATCATAACCTTGGTGATCTAAATATTCCCAAGACTTTTGGCCAATGTAATTTCTAAAATCTAAAAAGTTATTATCCATTGTAAGTGGTGTTGAATGAAACGATCTACCAAAGTCACCATACTCTTTAATATATTTTTTTTCTCTACTCTTTGCTTCTTTAATATATTTGTTACTTGCTTTGTTTAAAGATTTTACAAACTCTGGTTTTTGTTCTGACCAAATGGTCGTGTTAAAATAATTATTTATATACATTATTTAAATGGCTTTCCTAAATGCCAGACAACAAGACTATATCTTGTGCCTGATGTTACTGGTTTAACTCTATGCCACACAAATGAAGGAAATACAATAATAGAACCTTTTGGTAATATCTCTTTACATTGTATTCTATGCTTCGATTCATCTCGCATATGTGGGTCATAGTTTCTAAAATCAAATTCTAATTCACCACCTTTATATTCTGAACCATCTGTTAACTGACAAGTCATAGATAGTTTTCGAATTTTTCCGTGATCTGGTTTACCTGGTCTATCATAAGGTTTATCCCAACTATCACAATGCCAATCGTAATATTGATTTAATTTATATTTGGTAAACTGACAAGATTCAGATCTTTCCCATTCAAAATTCCAACCAGCGTTTTTATTTGCTTTGTGTACGTATGGATGTAATTCTTTATATATCCAAGTATCATTGAGCCATACCAAATCAGAATTTCTTTTTCTTTTTAAATCTAACACTTCTTGCTTGTTTAATTTTCTGTCACCATAACCACCTGTTCTAGCCATAACTTCTTTTTGTTCGTTAGCGTATTTAATAACTTCATCACAAAATTTAGGTGTAAGAACACCACTAAAATACCAATAGTAATTAGATATATTCATATGTTATAGTTTGTACAAAATTTAAACTATCCTTTTGATTATTAGTTAAATAATACATATTAGTTGATGGAAACATAATGAATCTGTTATTTAAAAGTGGTATGTTCCAGGATCTACCTTTACGTCTATTATCTTCAAAGTTTATTCTAACATTACAATCTTTAACTTTGACCCCATATAATAATGTAAAATCTGGTGAGTTAAGTAAATCTACTGGATCTATGTTAATTAATGGAATTGTAGTTTCCGCAGGTTTATAGATGTTACCCCACGTTTCTTTGTTAATTAGATTGATACCATATTCAAGACCAATGTGATCTCGCATATATGTATTCAACATATCCCAAGTTCGTGAGAAGGGAAATTCTTTGTTTTGAATTTGTGATTGTAGAATGTCGCCTGATAATTTATCTCGATCAATGTCCCAATCTTTGGGCATTGCTACATCACCGTAATATAAACTTACTTCTGATAATACTTTCTTCTGCATACCACCACCATTTTTAATCTATGCGTTTTGATCTGTCAAATCCCAAGATTGATTATCTTCATTCCAAACGTAATGCCATCTGTGAGTGGCTGGAGTATTTTCATCTGCAGGTGTATTTTGAGCTTCTTGTTCTGCAGTTAATGCAGGAGCATCACCGATAGGTCTC